CATGGCCTCGCCGAAGCCGCCCGCGCCGGACACGAGCCGGGTGAACTGGTAGACAAGCTCGCCCGCGCCGACGATCAGCGCGCCGATGCCGGTCCGGATCAGCGCCCCGCGCAGGACGACCAGTGCCGTGGCGAGGCCGCGCACGGAGAGCGCGGCAGCGGCCATGCCAGCCACCCATCGGCCCGCGAGGAAGGCCGCGAAGGTGGCGGCATAGGTGGTCAAGCGGCCGATGTTGTCGAAGAGACCGCGAATGGCGATGCCGAGCGGACCGGTCCGACTGGTGATCGCCGCCATGGCGTTGGCGACGGCTTCCAGTGCAGGCGCCGCGGCGACCGCGAGTTGGTTCGACAGCCCGCGCCAGATCAGCCCGAGCCGGGAGATCGCATCGTTCGTGCGCTCGATCTGGTCGGCGTCCTGCTCGGAGACGACGACGCCGAAAGCGAGCACGTCCTCCGTCGCCTGGCGCAGCGTCGCGGTGTCGATCCGGCTCATGGCGATGGAGCCTTCCTCGCCGAAGAGCTGGCCTGCGACAGCGGCGCGTTCGGCGGCGGGCACGAAGTTCTCGATGGCCGCATTGATGGCGCCGACGCGCTGGTCCAGCGGCAGAGCGATCAGCTCGTTAGCCGAAAGCCCCAGCCGGTCGAGCGCGTCGGCGGCGGGGCCGGTCCCGGCGGCCGCCTGGCTCAGACGGCGCGTCAGATCCTTGGTGGCCTGCTCGATGCCGGACATCGACACGCCCGCCAACTCGCCCGCGCGCTCCAGCGTCTGGATCGAGGCGACGGTGGTGCCGAGGGACTGCGCGAGCTTGGCCTGCGCATCGACCGTCTGCAGGCCGGACCGGACCATCGCCACGCCAGCGGCGGTCGCGGCGGCAACTGCGGCAGCAGCCGCCACGCGGACGCGCCGCGAGAAGGCCGCGAGCCGAGCGTTGGCCGCTTCCATCTCCCGGCTCAGCCGTCCGAAGCCGCGCGACCCGGCTTCGCCCACCCCTTCCAGTTCGGCGCGCACCTGCCGTCCGCCCACGGCCGCGAGGCGGACGCTGACCCTCTTCTCAGCCATAGGAGTGATCCATCTGTTCGTTGAGCTTCGCGACCATCACCGCCTCGATGACGGGCAGCAGTTCGGCCATGGCAAGTGGCGGCACGCCGAGGGCGTCACCGAGCGCGAGCGCCGCCGACATGTCCCAGCCGATCACCGTGCCGGGCAGGACACGCAGCTGACCGCCGAGGCGACCGACCAGGTCCCAGACCTGCCAGCCCTCCGGAGTTTCCGGACGGTTCAGCCGCGCCGGGCAGTCCGGGCAGGCTTGCGCACAGGCTTGGCAGTATCGCTCGCCCCCACCGAAGGACCATTCGGCGAGAGCGCGGAGGCGTTTTTTTCCTGCTCCAGCAGCAGGCCCTTGGAGACGTAGGTCAGCTGGAAGGCCTCGAAGATCGGCCAGATGTTGAGCAGCGCGTCGATGGCTTCCGGGCTGGGATCGATCGGCTTGCCGTCCGCATCGCCGATGCCCTCCCAGGCGAGCACCGCCCGCCGCGCCAGCGCCTTGGCGAATGCGACCGCGCGTTCCTCGTCGGACGCCTCCTCCGGCACCGCCTCGACGGCCGGGTCGCTGCGCGTCGCCACCATCAGCGCGGTGGTCAGCGGGCGCAGCTGCACCCGGACGCCGGGCGCGAGATCATGCCAGCGCGGTTCATTCGTCAGGTCGAGCGTCAGCATCGTCAGTACACCTCGATGTCGTTGATCAGGGTTGCGGTGCACATCCGGCCAACGACGCTGTCGCGGGCGGCCTGCCAGTCGAAGGTGGCCTGCACGCCCTGCGGCCCGGAGATCTCGATCCGGGGGCGCGGCAGGTAGACGGCGTGCACGGTGAAGGTGAAGCTCTCGCCGGATGGCAGCGAATAGGCGAACTCTAACTCGCAAGGATCGCCGTTGATCGCCTGCGTCACCAGCGTCTGGTCGGCGAAGCGCACCTCGATCCTGCCCGTCAGCGCGGCGATGGAGGGGTCGGCTCCATCGATGCGACCGTCCGAGCGGATGGTCTCGATCCTGTCGAGGTTGTTGGCATAGGTGATCTCGGCCGAGACCACGTTGCCGAGCGCCGTGCCATTGCGCGTGATCGCTCCGTTGAAATGGCCGAACCGCTTCAACTCCAGCGCGGCTGGCGTTCCGGCGCTGGTGGTCGTGCTAATCGTCTCGCCCTGCGCCACCAGCCGCGCCGTCGCCGTCAGCAGGCCCGAGCGCTGCATCTGCCAGGTGATCTGGTCGAGCACGCAGCCCGAGTACATCGCGTAGCGCGGCACCTCGGGCATGCCGGTCTCGATCGACATGCTGGGCAGCGTCCAGGATCCCGACTGGAATTCGTGGGTCTACGGCGCGTCCACGCCCGTGGTCGTCGGCGTCCCGAACGCCGCCTTCAGCCAGAAGCCGAAGGCCTCGGCGTCGAGCGGCACCACGACGTCGCCATCGGCCGTCACAGCGTCCTTGATCGGCGCCAGCGGATCGCGGCCGTAGCCCAGCAGCTCCGAGTTCAGCAGCGGCTGCTCTGCGCCGAGCGACGTGCTGGCGAAGGGCATGCGGGTGAAGCCGCCCGCGGGCGGCGTTCCATAGGTCGTCTCGAACGCAAGCGCCATCAGCGCCCGCGCCCCCTGGGCTCGTGCCATCGTGTTCTCCTCGGATTGTCGGGATCAGCCGAGCGGATCGGCCGTGGAATAGTGCAGCACGACCGGGATCACGGCGGCCTTCAGGCTGGCCGCGCCATCGACCGGCAGGTCCACGGGGCGCGGCGCTTCCGCTTCGACCCAGTCGCAGAGCCCGCCAAGCGTGCGGTCGGCGGCCAGTGCTGCGCCAATGCTGGCGGTCAGCGCGTCGAATGCGGCGTCACGATCGGCGCCCTGCACGACCGCCTCGATCTCCGCACGGTGCTGTTAGTGGTAGGCGAGCGGCGACAGCGTCACCTCCGGATCTCCCGGCTCCCCATCGCGCAGGATCAGCAGCCCCTCGGCCGGTACACGCTCGGGCAGCACCTCGCCGCGCAGGGCCGTGGCGGGCAGCGCCGAGAGCCGCGCGTGCAGCGCGGCGAGGATGGTTTCGCGGGGGGTGGGCATCGAAGCGGGTCTTGTTGGTTTTCCAGTTAATGCGGCGACGGAAGCAGCGAACGGTCGGGACAACGCTCATTAACCAATTGCTGGTACTTTGCATCCCGCGGTTCGTCGGGAGGTTCCATGCAGCACAATCTACGGGAATTTCTCCGCCACGGCGGCAGCGGTCAGTACGTGTTGGCACGGCAGAACGGGGCCGTGTACGGCTACCGTGCGGGCATTTCGATCAAGTCGCTCTTTCCTGGCTACGCCGATCTACGGGCCGATTTCACCGACCAACTGGACCGCGTGATCGCCGACAACACCCGGATGCTGCTGAATGCGCTGACGCCCCCGGACACCGTGCCACGGGTGTCCGAAGACGACCTTCGCGACGTTTCGGACGCGAAGGAGGAAGCGCTGCGCCAGTGGGATGCGCGTCTGGCGGCCATCTTCGAGGAATATGAGACCCACCCGCAGCGCCTGCGTCCGTTGCGGACTGCGATGGAAGAACGTCTCCTTCGGGCCTTCGCGGGCCTGATCAACCAGCTTCGTCAGCAAGACCTCGGCATCGAACGTTACATCTGGCGCTCCCAGGACGATGCCAAGGTTCGCGAAAGCCATGCCGAGTACGACGATCAGGTGTTCCGCTGGGACGAGCCGCCCGCGGGCGGACATCCGGGTCAGGCGCACAACTGCAGGTGTTATGCGGAGCCGGTCAGCCCCGATGTACCGAATGACGTCACGCTTGTTGATTATGTCCCCACTGACGGGGGCTATCCTCTCCAAGACCTCGCCGAGCACGAGGCCGCGGGCGGGCACACCATCGCATCGCATGTCGGGAAGAGCGAAGAATTCCTGCTGCGAGCGGTTAGAACTGATCAGGTTCGCGGTCTATTCGTCAGTCAGTTCCGCCGACGCCACGGATCTTTTCCGTCCCTTCAAGCCGCGCAGAGGCTTAGCAACTCCAACCTTTCACAGAACGCCGATGTCGTTCAGGCCGTTGCAACCGGGCGAAGGGCAGATGCCTTCGTCACGAGCAGCTTTCCTACTGCAACCGGCACCGAAGCGTATCGAACGGGACCCAGGTCCAGCGCACCGATTTTGCTTCGACAGACTTTTGGCGTTGGCACGTATATCCGACACGCGCCTGACTTGCCGAACGGCTTCATCATCATTACCTCCTATCCAAGGAGCGACTGACGTGAAAATTCCTCAGGCTTTCTATGACTTTACGCTACAGTTCCATCAGGATCTGGAGCTTGTGCATCCTGGCTGGGCTTCAGAGGAGCTGCGCGCCCGCTATGAAATTTATGAGAGTTTCCGGCAGGGATTCGGAGATCGAGCCGTCGAAGAACTCGCTGCGTACTTCGCACATCTGCTCGAGTGCAAAGACGCCGAACTAGAAGCGCTTTGGACGAAAGAGTCGAGAGCAGACTGGTTGTTTGACGGAAGGGGAGTTCGCTGGCTTCTTCAGGATTTCAGAGCTTGGGCCTCTGCCTCCTGAGACTATTTCCTTCTCGCCACCCAACTCGCCACGATCAGCCCCGGCACGCTGTCATGCGCCCGCTCGGCGTCGCGGTTCAGATCCAGCCGCTTCGGCAGCTTGACCTGCGGGACCAGCAGGAAGATCGGCGCGGTGACCTGATTGCGACCGGTCTTCGCGCGCGAGGCCACGGCCTGGCCGCGATTGTTGATGCGGGCGCGGTCGGCCACGAGCAGGCTAGGGCCGCGGCGGCGATAGACGAAACGCAAGCGCAGACCGCGGCGGCGCTCCCATTCGCCGGGGGTGAGCCTGGCGCCTCGAAGGCCCCGCCCGGCGGCCTCGGTCGGGATCGCCAGCCAGAACCCGTCCTTCGAGCGGATCAGCGGGCCAGTGTCGTGAGCGCCGACGATGACCGGGGCCTTCGACCAGACCAGCGCCGCGGCGTTCAGGCTCTCGCCAGCCTTCGGATAGGTCTGGCTCCGGATCGAGTTCGCCAGCCGCCGGCCGAGCCCTGCACCGGTGATCTGGCCGCGCCAGGCGGTCTTGAGACCGGTCCCGGCCTCGCGCATGGCGGCGGTGACGGCCTTCTCGCCTTCCTTCACCTCTGCGGCCATGGCGGCGACGAGATCGGGCGTGATGTCGAGCTTCAGTTTCACGCGGGCCTCAGGTCCACGGTCCAGACGAGCCGTTCGCGGTCGCGGACGGGCTCGCCCTGGATGAGGAAGGCCTCGCCGTCGATCTCGATCCGGTCGCCGGGACGCGGGTTGGCGACCTCGGTGAGGCGCAGATCGAGCCGAGTGGTTTCCGACCAGATGCGCGCCTCGCCAAAGCCGGTGACATCGTCCGGCCGGCGCAGGATGGCGCGGATCAGTGACGGCGCGCCGCCCTCGGCGGTGTAGACGACGTCCCGCGCCAGATGCGCGTCGGCGAAGAGCGCGTCGAGGGCGGATGCGAACGCGCTGGTCATGGCTATACTGCTCCCATGAAACAGGAATCGATTTCAGAACGCCCGACGAGGGTCCGAGCGGTTCAGGCGCTGTCAGAGGCGTTCAGGCGCCAGCACCCGGACTGTCTGACGTCAGCGCCTACCGGACAGATTTGGGGGTTTGAGCAACGGAGGGTTCTGGTTCATCGAAGCCATTAGGGAGCGAAGATGAAGCAGACACCCGGAACATCGAAGGATGCCGCTGA